TTACATTTGTATTATAACCTATAACTTCAATAGCGTAATTTGGCTTTGAAGTACCTATACCTATTCTACTTCCACTTAATAAATTTAATGTACCTGTTGCAATAGATCCTGATTGGAAAAATAATTGAGAACCAGATTCATAATAAGTTTTAGAATTAAATGAATTATATTGAGTACCACTTAAAAATAACTGTGCGCCAGTTCTTATAGTTAAATAAGAATTGTCATTAAATACTGAATAAGCGCCACTTTGAAAATCGATATGAGAAGCTGAGTATAAATTCTGATATGCTCCATCTAAAAAATAAAATGGATTAACGCCTGAAGAAATAAATGAATTTAATATTAAACCACTGCCAGAAAAAGTAGCAAGAGAAGTATTATCAATATTTAATGAATTAGTAATTAATAAATTTTCTACTTCACCAGTATTGAATATTTTTGTATATCCAGATATATTAAGTGGAGTTAAAAAGTCTTGACTAGCTCCAGAAAAAGTTACTTTTCCAGAATTAAAATTAACTCCAGAATTAAAAATATTATTGTTATAAAAATTATTTGTCCCTCTTGATACAATATTACCAGTAAAATTAGCTGCTCCACTAAATATATTATTTCCGGGATAATAATTAGTCGAAGGAGATCCTCCTCCAGCTCCTATAGTATTAACGGATCCTAAAATATTAACATTACTATTAAAAGTTGAAGTGCCTACTCCAACTGTTAATGTGTTATTTATAGAAACTGGATTATTAAAAGTAGAAGTATCGTTAAATGTCGTTGGATCATTAAAAGTAGCGGCACCTTCAGTTCTTAATGTTCCTGTGACTACAACATTTTGTTCAAAAAAAGCATTATTTTTAAAACTAGAAAGACCTGAAACTGTTAAATTATTATTAACAATTAAATTATTGCGCCCAGTTATATCTCCAGATACATTTATACCAGAATTAAAAAAAGCTTCTTGATTAAAGAAAGCATCAGCATCAAAAGTTGGAGTTCCACTAAAAGTCGCTTTACCAGTTACGAATAAATCTTTATAAATAGAAACAGAATTAGAGCCAGTTACTCCAAAGCCTAAAGCTCCAGTTATATAACTCCCTAATTCCCCTGAACGAATTTGTTTAAGCCCTATTAAACTCTGCGGCATAAATTAAATTACACTTTATATATAAAAAAAGGCTATCATAAGATAGCCTTTCGAATAAATTTTTCCTATTATTATTATCGCCCCTCAGCCAATATTTTCAAAGCTTCTTTTGACAATTTAGAAGGCTTCTCCTCGGGCGCTAATACTTTTCTATATGTATTAACATGCTTTCTAAATTCGGAAAGCAATGTTTTTCTCAATAAATTTGTATTATCAATTGGAACTAAACCAATTTTAGCGGCGTGACTCCAAAGATCAGTTTTATTCATTTCTCGAATTCTATCCTCGTAAACTGATTCTTCCAACGTTCCATATTTTGACAATCCTTCATCTCCCCAAATTTGGTCAAGTGTAGTCGGAACAAACTTCTCTTCCTTACCGTGAGCTTGCGAAAGATCTTCTAAATTTTGCTTTTTCTTAGCCATATATATTATTATAAATATTTGAGCTATTTAAACAAAAAAAATCGGAGAGGATTTCTCCCCTCCGATCTTTGAATTTAAGTTAATTAGGCGTTGCAGAGAGAGACGCCGACGATAGCGCGAGCGTCTAAGCACATACGACCCTCTTCGAGGAATCCGTAGAAACCAGTCTTATCAACTCTGTTATTGTTGAACTGGTCATCAGGGAGAGCAGTGAATGTACCACCGCTCTCAGCTTGACGAGCAACAGGACGGATGAAGGCACCCTTGCTGTTGTCGATACCAATGATGATTTGATCACCAGAACCGTTGAAGTCAGCGTTTCCAGCGATAGTTCCGAGGTTATTTCCAGAAGCGAGGAAAGATCCGAACAATGTGTTGTACTTCTTGCCAACTCCAAGTTCGAGTAACTCAACGAGATTTACTCCGAAGATTGAAGAAGCGCCAGCAGCACGATAGATCTCTTCACGAACAGCTTCAGGTAACTGAGGAGCAGAATTGATGCTGGTGGAAGTATTGAGAGGAGTGAATGAGAAACCTCTGATAGTCTGCATGACTTCAGGTGAGAGATAAAGATCAGTAATTCCCTTGCTATAAGGATTGGCAGGAGTACCACCATCATAGTCGGAATTAATTCTCTTCATACGGGTCATAAGAGCGTTCAAGTCAGCGAGGCCGAAAGTTGTTCCGGCGCTTGTGATGACGTGCTTAAGAGCAGATCCACCCTTGGGAGTAGTTGAAGCAGTGGCGAGAGCCTTCAAAAGAACGGCCCAAGCATTGCGCTCTTGCTTAACGAGAACTTCGTTAGCGAGACGCTCAACAGCCTTGCTAACTACGTCCAAGCGTGAGCGACGAGCATAACGCTTTTGGAAGCTAACAGCGCTGTCCAAACGGTAAGTTTGGAACTTGACTTCTCCACCACCAGTTACTTCAGAGGTAGGAAGACCACCAGCGGAGTTTTGGCTCCAAACGGTGACGTATCCAGAACCTTCATTGTAATAGAGATCGAGAGGATAAGAAGGAGCATCATCTTCGTCGTACTCAGCGTCTACATAAACGGTAGCAGCTGTGCCAGCCTTGTAGAGGACTTGCTGAACTACAGGTCCGAGGAAGGCGGCGAAAGCTTCTTGAGCTTCTCTGGCAACGATAGCGTTGCGAGAACCCATAGCCTTGATTAATTCAACTTGTTCAGGTGTATTCTTAAGTTTGATTTTCATTTTAATTGTCCTTTATGTTATAAGTTAATACTCGTTATTAGGCTACAGAAGTCTCAAGGAACGAGGTGAAGTTTAACAATGCGAGGGTTCCACCGTCGCTATCAGCGCCACCTAAGCAAATACCGATTTGCTTGGCTCCGCTAACGCTACCAGTAGCGATTTCGCCAGTTCCAGCAGTGTGGAGTTTAACTCCTGCGCTGGTAGTTCCAACGATACCGCTAAGAAGGAAGAGTCCTTGAGTAGCGATAGGAACAGTTTGGCCGGGAATTACAGCTCCGAGTTCAACAGCCTTACGAGGATTAAACTTGAGAGCTTCACCATTCTCATCGAGGTTCTTAACATCCATAAGGAGAATTCCGATTGGAGTGTCAGTCTGACCGCAGAGAGTAACGGTGGCAGGAACATTGAAGCGAGGAGAAGTAACGTTGCCGAAAGAGGCTCCGATTTCAGAATCGAGAGTAAGCTCATCGGTTGCCTTCCAACCAGATTCAATCTTAACTACCTTGCCTTTGAGAGCGATGCTGGCTGTAGTAAGGTCAGCAGTGCTATATCCGAACAAATTAATAATATTATGTTCGTTAACTTGTCTAAATGGTCTAAGTAATGCCATATATTTTCCTTTATTTTATTTTGTTGTTTTGTTGTTTTTTATAGTTGGACTATAAATCCATCTGTACCGAAAGCTTTCTTATATTTCTCTACGAGAGAACCTTCGGAAATTGTGCTGGAATTAGGAACATCATTAGCTTCTACAGTTGAATTATCAACAGCAGCTTCGACTACTTCTGTAATCTCAGAAGCGTTAGAAGCATAAACTGCTCCCTTATCCTTCTTCTCTTCTACTTTCTCGTCCTTCATTTCAGGCTTCTTTTCACCCTTCTTCTTCATAAAGACAGCCATCTTGGACTTGTAAGCAGCGAAAGCATCTTCATTCATCTCAGAAATGTCTGAAGCGATAACTTGACGCTCTTCAGCGGTAAGATCGTACTCAGCATCAAATCCAGCCATTCTTTGATTGAAGACTTCTTGCTTGGCTTTAGCTTCATTATCCTTTTGGATCTCGGCTAAAGTAGCAGAAATTTTCTCATAATCAGACTTCAAAGTCTCATACTCTTTGGATAAAGCTTCGAGCTTCTCGGAAGAAACTTTAGCTAAATCTTGAGCTTGAGATTTCTCAGTCTCGAATTGTTCTGAGGCTTTCTTAATCTCCTCAGAAATGAAATCAGAGATAGCTGAAGCGGTAACTTGCTTCAAGCTCTCTTCAGTAATATCAGATATATTTTGAATCTTCATAACTTTTTCTTTTAATACAGTATTTTTATTATTTTGTGAAATATCATTTTGCTCATTAGCTTGAGCAGATTGATCATTTTCTACGTTAATTGTTTTGGAAGTTATAATTCCTTTAACATCAGCAGCTGGAGTTTCTGTTAAACCAACTCCAAGAGGAACAACTTTATCAATGATTTTGCGATAAATTTTCTTACCGCCATCTGTTACTCCACTGCCACCGAAAGCCTTTAAATATCCTTTATATTTTTCTATAGCATCAGGATCAGAAATAACTTCTGCTGTTGCTATATTTTTTTCATTGTTATCTAACAAAACGAGATTATAATTCGAAAAACCTAATTCCCAAGAAGCAGAAATAGATAAATAATCTTCGCTAGAAGGATCAGAAGAATTTTCGACTAATTTAGAAATTCTAGGATTAACTATTTTCCATAAAACACCACCTAAAGTGATATTAAATGGTCCGTCCATCTTAGAAACCTCTTCCTCAGTTAAAGGAATGTCAGTTCCAAATTCACTAAAACCAGCTTTTAATATAGCGCCAATTACCTTTTCTCTATTATGTTCAATATTAATTGGTTTATTAATAAAATTTTTATAAATTTCAATAGCAGTTTTAGTATCTAATACATCTCCATTCCTATTAACTCTATTAGCTACACAAGCATTAAAAGCAATAGGAAGAAGGTCAATCTGTTCATTAACATTTACGTCTGGAACAAATTGTCCAATTTTTTGTAAACTGGCTAAAGCTAGATTCAAATCAAAATCTTCAGAATGAAGAGTCTTGATCTCAGAGCTAAATATTGTTTGAAATGGAAATTCTATATTCATATTAATCCTTTATACCTAATTTTTCTTTTGTTTTTTAGGGAACCCAGCGAGATTATTTTAATCCCACTTAGTTAATTCTCCTCTTTTACGATATTCTTTTTCATCTTCAGAAACGTCGCCATTTTTTCCTTCATGACCTTCCTCGGGCGGCGCTATCTGTTTTGAAATTTTCGCTAATTTCTTTAATAGCTTAGGATCAAGAGTAGAAGGTTGCATTTTGGGAGAAAACTTTTTAGCATAAGTCTCTTCGTCTTCTTCCTCTTCCTCTTCGACTTTATTAAACATAACATAATTATGCATTGTTAATACATAATCTTCCGCTAAAGCAATTTGAGCTTGAAGAAATGGCTCAGTTAAATTCTCTTTAACAGACTCATTTTCTAAAGCATTTAAAACATTCTCTACATGAGTTTTAATAGATTGCAAAGAAGATACAGACATTCCAAAAAATTCATCCTTGTATTCTTTCAACTCTTCCTCCGACTCATTCTCTATTTCATTTTCGTCAACCATCTCCTCAACCATTTCCTGAGCTTTAGATAATTCAGGCCAAATTGTAAGAAGTTCTTCTTGATCCCAAAAAGTTTCCCCATCCCAATCAGGTTGACAAATATCTATTGAACCTTTAGTATAATCTGTTACAGATTTTTTAGATTCCCACATACGACATGACCAATAACGAGCTTTCCATTTTGGTCCGGGATTACTATCACATTGATGACGAGCACGGAAATTTTTGCGACGATTGGGATCATCGCGTTTAATCTCCATATTGGGATCGCCGAAGTTGACTTTTACAACATTACCTTTATCATTCTTGACATAAACAGAAAACTTTTTAGGACCACTGGGAGTCCTAAAAGGCTTGTTTAATGTTTTCTTTTCTTTTGCGGCTGCTGAAATTTGCGCCGTAAAATCTACTTCTATTTGTTGATTATAATTCATACCATAAATGGGTTGTATCTTCGTCATCTAAATAAAGATCTTCAATATTTTGAAAATCATAATCTAAATTAAATTGTTTTACATCTGCTTCAGCTTGCTCAAAATCAACATCTTCTACTTGCCAATTATCAGAAATATCAATAAGCTCAAAAGCGCGAGCTACATCAGAATCAGCTTTTCTATAAGCATCTTTAACTGATTTTCCTGACATCATTCTTAAAAACATATTTACGCGAGCCATCGCCCACTGTCCTCTTGTTTTTCCGGGACGATGAGAAGAGCTAAAAGCTCCTGCGCCGCGACGATAAACTTTCTTTAATTGACTAAGAGAAACTTTTCTAGAACTTTTACTATTATGTTCTTTAACTTTATTCTTAAGAGCTTCTATAACTTTAGCAGAAAATGAAATCGCTGCACCATCTCGACCAGCTGAACCGGGTTTGTTTTTAGAAGAACCTTTTCTTCTTTCTGAAGGTTTAGCTGGATTTTGCGCTGAACTCTTAGGTCCGGGTCTCTTGGCTTCGATTTCTACGTCTAATTTTTCAATTTTAGGCAGACTCGGTGCCTCGCCAGAAATAGATAAATCTTCAGCAGGCTGTTTAACTTCCTGCTTCTGATATTCTACTTCAAATGAATTTAATGTAGGATCAAAGCTCATTTAATTTAAATACACTTTCTATAAAATATTATTTCTTACTATTAAATAAAATAGAAGCCATTAATGGATCAACTCCATGTTTGGCAGCTATTTCATTAATCTGATTAATTCGATCAGGATTACGGTCTATAGGATTATTACAGTAATTTTCGACATTTTCCTTCCACTTTTCAATTTCTTCATTTGCAATAATAATTTTTGATATTTCCTCAGCAATTTGCTTTTGGGCGTCAGTTAATTTTTTCTTATTATGTTTTTTCTTCAAATGATTTTCTACAGAACCTTGTAATTCTTGGAATTTAATAAAGTTATCTTTGACTTTTAAGAAGCTATATTCTTCTTGAGCTTTGATTTGTTTTGGAATTGCTGTTGTTCCTGTTGGTCTTCCAGCAGATTGTTCAGGAGGCTTAGATCCACCTACGATAGGATTATAATAACCTTGATCTCTAAGATCTTTTGTGACTCTTTGAGACTCAAGAGAAGTTTCTTGATCGGGAAGAACTCCAGTTTCAATAGCTTTAATTGTTTCTTCAGGAGTAAGAACACCAAGTTCAAGAAGTCGAGTATAAACACGATTTTGAACTGTATTATCTTTAAGATTAACTTCTTCAAAATAAGGAACTGGATATCCTCTAAAACCTAATGCTTTAGAAATTCTCTTAATTTCAGGCAGTAAGAAATCATTGATAAAAGCTTGGCGACCTTGATTTAATCTTGCTAAAAATACATCAATTTTCGCTTCTTGATTTGCAAATTTTTCTCCTCCAACAAGAATATTATTAAGACCCATGTTAATGTCATTATTAACTGTTTCATACTTTTTAGGATCTAATAATTCACTTATCTGAGGAATAACGAACTCTGCTTTTGTTGTATAATCAGCAATTAAAACGCGCCCAACAGATTCATTCTCAAATAACTTTTGCATTGATTCCAAATTTCTTTGATTAATGCCTCCTTTTTCAGGCTCAGTTCCCATCGTTACCAAAAGAATTGCCTGTTGCATTGTACGAGCAATAGCCATATCCATCTTTTTCAATTCAGCTTTGAAGTTAATATCTTCTAAAACTGGATAACCCATCGGAACCGAAAAAGGCTCGTAATCTTGCTTTTTATAAAAAACAGCTTTAAATCTTTCAGGATTTAACTGAATTCTTAATGATCCAACTTTACTATTTTGAATCAACTTTTGAGTTTGCTCATCTAAACTATCGAAAATCTGCTGATCTTCTTCAGTCGTAATAACGCGCAACTTACTTAACTCATATTCGCTTAAAACTTTATAATATTTACCAGTTAAATAAGAAGTCCCGGCTGAAAACTGTATATCTACAGGATTAACAATAATATAACGAACAGGAATTTTTACATTATCTAAATTAAGCGGACCTCTTCCTACTATAGAAACTAATCTGTTCGTATCTTCTTGTGTTAATTCTCCATCGAAACGATAAACGAAAACATTTCCTGAGCGATAATATTCTCTGAAAAATCTATCTTGAAAGCTCCAAAGATTAATCTTATTAAATAATGCTTCGAAGAAATCTCTAGCCTTTTTAGTTCCACCTTGAAAGTAAAGATTACTAACTGAAAATTCAGTCATCAAATCAATTACGTTTCTAAATTGCGCGAAATTATAATAAGCTTTTTGACATAAAATAGTAGCATCTTTGATATCAATAGTACTTCTATCAGCATAGTTAGTTCTTGTATATCTAAATGGAATTAGTCCATCATCAATATTTTTATATTTATCAGTCCTTTCAATAGTAGCCGACTTGTTGCGACGCATCGATGTTTCAGCGGCAGTCGCAACCATCAAAGGTTGCGTCTCTAATAATTTTGATTTAGAAGTTTTAGCTTTCATATTACCACTGTCTCATTGCTAAGACATAATATGTTACACCACTTATGTCAAGTTTCTGAAGATATAATTGACCGCCGGGAACAGTTCCAGTAGCAGGAACAGATCCAAAATTCTGAGTAGAAAATCCACTTTGAACATTCATCTTAGCTCCGCTCTTTATGCTAAATGTAGAATTTAAATTTAAATTTGCAGTAGAATTAGCTTTATACTCTAAACTAGATCCACTATTTAAATTAAATACAGATTCGCTAAAGTCATAAATTCCACTTAAATGAGTAACATCACTATCTATTAAGTTAAATGGAGCATTACCTCTTAATGTTACGCTAGCTCCAGCTCCTGAAACATAAACATCATCATAAAAATACGATGGAGAATTATTCGTAAAAGTAGCACTTGCTCCTATTCCTAAAGACGAAGTAACATTAATATTAGATCCAGTTACATTTCCATAAAATCTAACATCACCAGAAAAGTTTGCATTCGTAGCAAAACTTTGTCCAGTTCCACTAAAAATAATATTACCACTATTAAAAGTAACTCCGCTATTAAAAGCTATTGTATTTGAGAAAGCGCTAGAAGAACCAAAATTTGCGGCACCTGAAAAAAATGCATCACCAGAAAATCTATGATTTCCAAAATAATAACTTATTGATGGAGAACCGCCGCCAACTCCAACTTTATTAACAGAACCTTGTAAAGTTGTATTTCCGCTAAATATAGCAGGATTAGATCCAACAGAAAGTCCTCCAACCAAATTCACATTACTATTAAATGTGGGAGTAGAATTAAATGTTACTCCAGAATCAAATTGACTTAATCCCGTTACTTTTAATAAACCTGAAATAGTTACTCCGCTCTCAAAAGAAGCGTTTCCACTAAAAGAAGTTGTACTATTAAAACGACTAGATCCACTAAAAACAGCGTTTCCAATACCTGTGAAATTTCCTGAAACCAATAATCCAGATTTAACTCTTACGTTTTCTTGAGCGGCAAAATCATTTTTAAAATCAACGTCGCCACTTGAAACTACATTATTATTAAATACATAAGGTTTAGAAGCATATATAGTCGAGCCTGTAGAACTAATTCCTAAAGCGCCCGTTATATAATCTCCAATTTCTCCCGACTTTATCTGTTTTAAACCTAATAGACTTTGCGGCATTTTTTTAAATTACACTTTTTTATATCATTCTTGGCGAAAAAGTATAAACTTCCTTCACTTTTGAAGAAGCTTCCATCTCGAAATAAAATTTAACAGCCCAGTTTCCTAACATAAAAGTTGTATAATTATCTTTTCTTGCTCGGTTAGGGCTATTATCTCTTTTAAGGTGTTGAGGAAGATCGAATGTTTGAACTCCTTTCGCTGAAGCTTTGACTTCTATAAGAGCGCATTGTTTTTTCGTTTGATATATAATATTATCTTGAAATTCAATGAAATCTAAAATAGATTCGTGTCCAACCATATCTAAATTTATTCCATAAGAACTTTCTCTATCAAAAGCTTCATTGTTAGCTGAAGTCCGAGAAGCAAACCAAACTTTTCTATGATCAATACAAGCTTGTAAATAATTATTTGCTTTTCTAATAAAATCAGTCGTAAAATTCTGCTTAAAACAAATTATTCCTTTTTCTTTATTATAATCTCTAGCTGCCTTTCTAATCATTGAGATATAATCATTACCTTCTAGAGTTGTATCAGCTTCAAAAAATGTTATAGGTATATTTGCTTTTTTAAATAACTCACTTTCTTTAGCGCTATCTATAAATTGATAACCAGCATTATCGATAGATACTAAAACGATATTAAAACTCGTCATCAAATAATATAAATAATTGATATGAGATTTAAGATTACCACCAGCTACAGCATAACCGTGAACTAAAGTACCTTGTTTTCTTTCTTCATCTAATTCAAAAACTGACATAGCGAAATAGTCAGAGCTTGGACTATTAGAAAAGCTGGGGTCAATAGCTAAAATATATTTAGAATTAGGGCGGCCTTTTATTAATGTAGATGTTTCTTCTCCATCAGGAATAGTGCATTCATGCATCTTTTTTGCGCTATAATAACCATCACTACCATCTGTAAATTGAGCACAATACTCTCTTAAAAATGAACTGTGAGATGTACCACCATTTTGTGCTTCTTCAATAACTGTATTATCAATCATGTGAGTTGGCAACGCTTCATAACTCATCTGAGAAATAAAATATTTAGCATCTCCTACTTCATTTGAATAAATCTTATCATTCCATTCTTTATAAGTTTTATATAAATTTTCAAAAGTAAAACTAGCTGAAGAAAGAGCTATCATTTTTGAAGTATTAGGAAATACCATCCTATCTTCTTCTTTCATAACTCCTTCTTTAATCAATTTATCTTCAAGCTCTCGTATTTCCATCCTCTCTTTCATGTTCTGAGGCGCTACCAAGAAGGGCATCAAAACATTTTTAATAATATCTTCAGAAAGCAAAAGAAACTCGTCAAGAACAAGAATGTTAGCGCGGAAACCTCTGATCTTTTCTCCATTCAAAGGAATAGCTGTGATAGAGCCGCCGTTTATTTGCCACTCGTATTGATCATTCCTCTTAGCCTTCGCACCGAAAGCTTGTTGAAGAAGTTCTCCACCTTTTGAATCAACAATCTTCTCTAAATAATTAAAAATAAATCGGGCAGTTCTGAACGTAGGACCAGCTATTAATATTTTTGTATTAGGCTCAAAAATACATTGAAGAAAACAAAATACACTTCCAATAAAACTTTTACCACAACCACGACCCCAAACGCACATAGAAAAGTTTCTGTTCATCATACCCTTCAAAGTCATTTCTTGATAAGGCGCTAATTTAATTCCAGAAACTAATTCAGCAGTAAACCCAACGTTGTTTCTTAAAAACTTCGCTAAAGTAATCCTCGCTTCTTTATCATCCAATTCTCCTTTCAGCATTTTATATTCTTTGTTTAAATCTTCAAAGTTGCCTTTATATTTGTCAGGACAATAAATCATAATTTTCTTATATCATATAATAACTGCAAATCGTAATTTTTGGCAATATCTTTATTAGAAAATATCTTTTCCATCACTCTAGAACATTCACTTCTTCCATCGACAAATAAAAATTGCACGTTTTTATATATATGAACTAAAGATCTTACTTTATGAAATATAAAATCAGGATTGATTTTCGTATTTCTATTTATATAAGGTAGATAATTAAAATGTAAAGAAGTGCTAAAAATATTTTCGACTAGAACTACGATTTGAGAATCTTCTTCTGCTGCTCTTTCTATCTCTCGACAAAAACGGTCGTAACCTTTTGCAAGAGTACCAATAAAATCAGCTAGAGATTTTCTTTCTATAAAAACATTTCCAGATATATCTAAATCCGAACAACAGTAATCACCAAAAGATAACTTACCGACCTCAATTGGAACGCTAAACTCTAAAGGTTTTTGTTCTCTCGTATCTACTTTTATAAAAGAATAGTTTTTTTTATTTTCGCAAAATATAGCATCGTTAGGATTAAGAAATTTCTTTTCGAAACCGTTATCTTCACAGAATTTATAATAATCTCCCAAAACAGTTTCTAAAAAATTGATGCTTGGTAAACCTGATGATTTTAATTCAACTTGAGAAAAAGGATAGATAGGTTTTTTCTTTTCTTTACGTTTTAAAATTAGATTTTTGCAGTATTCACCAACTTCTTTGGGGTCACTAGTTTGCGCCCATTTCTTAAAGTTATTTTTATTGTTAAAGTCACTCTCAAAATACTGCTCTTTATTTTTAAATTGGATAAACTCGCCCGTCAACTTATCTTTGCGGGGATAATAATTCTGATAATAATTAGCTAGAGTTATTCTGTGAGACTTTAAATGAAAATGTAATTTTTTTTCACTATCAAAAGGAGCGCTGCAAATTTGACAGTTGAAATTAACCATTTAGTATTTCCTCTCTCGAAATGCCTAAAATGCGGCATTTGAGTTCGTCCATCTCCTCCATTTTTACAGCTTCTTCTTCTAAAGTTTTTTTCTTTAATTCAGCTAGACGTATCATCTTCTGACGACTTTCTTCTTCTTTCCAAGTCTGAATTAAATTAATGATACTAGCATTTTGTTTGATTTGATTTCCTAATCTATCAGAACGTTTAGTCTTTAAATCATTTACCAACTTCTGCTGACGATTAACACACTGATTATACTCAGATTGAGCAGTATTTATAGATTCTACTAAAGCCATCGAAACTCTAGCATCATTATCAGTAGCATCTTCCAAAATTCTTTGGAGCTTTTCGACTCGACGTTGAATATTAGAAGCGATAACAACTTCAGATGATAAAATAATATATTGATCAACTTCTTCTTCGGTTAAATCATTTTTATCGTGCGTATAA